GGACGCGCGTACTACGACGTACGCGTCGACTTCGACGAAAACATGCGCGGCCAGGTGAAGATCGCCGGCAAGCGCGCGCAGAACGTCATCCTCAACCCCACGATCGAGTCGCCCGACCCGGACACGTGGCCGGAGGTGTTCGAGACGCAGATGGTCGGTCTGGACGAGATCGCCCTTACCTACGGCTCGGCCGCGGCCAAGGAGATCGAGGACACGCCCCAGTCGGACTGGCTGTCGCCATATGACCTGGCCAGCGAGCGCCTGCTGTCCATGCAGGTCAACGGCGGCTGGTGGCCGACCGACTCCACCGGCGACTACTTCGCCGATCCGCGCCTCGTGCGCTCGCGCCGGCTGATTACCCGGCAGTTCCGCGAGCTGGCGTACCGCGAGTTCTTCGTCGACACCCAGACGGGCGACATGTCGCAGGTGCCGATCGACTGGGACCGCGACCGCATCCAGCGCGTTATGCAGGCCACCGGTGTGCAGGTCCTGCGCCGGCGCACTAAGGTGATCCGCTGGCACGTCACGTGCGATCGCTTCGTCCTGCACAACGAGGAGAGCCCGTACAAGAACTTCACCATCGTCCCGTTCTTCCCCTACTTCATCGACGGCTACCCGATGTCGCTCGGCGACCAGCTGGTTGACATGCAGCGCATGACCAACAAGCTGTACTCGCAGGTGCTGCATATCCTGAACTCGGCCGCCAACAGCGGCTGGAAGTACAAGGTCGGGTCGCTCAAGAGCATGACGCCCGAGGAGCTGGAGACACGCGGCGCCGAAACGGGTCTGGTGGTCGGCATGGAGAACGTGGACGATCTGGAGCGCATCCAGCCCGGGCAGCTGCCCTCCGGCCATGACGCGCTGGCGCAGACCATCTCGTCCATGTTCAAGGACATTTCGGGCTACACCACCACGATGCAGGGCGCCGACCGCGCCGACGCCTCCGCCAAGTCGCTCGACTCCAAACTGGCACGCGGGCAGGTCAACCTCGCCACGCCGTTCAAGGCGCTCTATCACACCAAGGCGATGGTGGCGCGCAACGCACTGAACCTGGTGCAGGACTACTACAGCGAGACACGTCTGATCCACATCACGCACGGCTACGGCAACGAGAAAGAGCGCACGGCGATCAACCAGCCCACGCCAGAAGGCGCCGTCCTGAACGATGTGACCAGCGGCAAGTACATCGCCACGGTCATCCCGGCGCCGTCACGCGAAACGGTGATGCAGACCACCTTCCAGCAGCTCAAGGACATGCGCCTGGAGCTCGGTATGCGGATCCCGGACAGCGTGCTCATCCAGTACAGCGCCATCCCGGACAAGTCGCAGGTCCTGGACGCCCTGCAGAACAACACCGACCCACAGGCGCAGCAGCAGCAACAGCAGCTTCAACAGCAGCTGGCGCAGGCCGAGCTGGCCGTCAAGCAGGCCCAGGCAGAGAACTCCTCGGCGCAGGGGCAGTTGGCGAAAGCCCGCTCGCTCAAGGCTGTCGCCGACGCGCAGAGCAATCCCCAGGCCGACCGCATTGCGCTCGATCGCGAGCGGCTGCAGCTGGAGCAGCAGCGCGACCAGCGTCGCGACCAGATGCAGCAGGGCCAACACGACACCGACGCTGCGCTGCAGCTCACCGACATGCACCTCAACCACCAGCGCGAAACGCAGCGTATGCAGCAGGACGACGCGCACCACGCTCAGGACACGGCGCTCACCGCGGCCACCACCGGGCTGGCGCACGCACGGGCGACACGTGAGTCCCACAAGGACACCGTCATGCGCGCCGCAGAAACGGGCCTCACGCACTCGCGCGAGACTCGCAAACTCGATCTGCAGGACAAGCAGATCACCGCCACCGCCGAGGCCAAGAAGGCCCAGGCGAAGAAACCCCAAACCCCGACTACCCCACGAGGTAAAGGAGCATGAGCGTTACCGACGACAAGCTGAACACGTCACTCACTGACGACGACTCGCAAGGCGCAGACGACCGCGGCGACGAGCTCGTCGTTGAAGAGCTCCTCGACGACGAGGTCGACAATGTAGCGGCCGCGAAGAAGCCAAAAGACGAGGAGGAAACCGAAGAGGAAGAGGCGCCCGAAGATGAAGGCGACGAGGTCGAGGAGGACGACGAGGCGCCCGCGAAAGAAGCAGCCAAGAATACGATGATCCCCCGCGCGCGCCTCAACAAGGTGCAGGAGAAGCGCAAGGCCGCCGAGGCCCGCGTTGCCGAGCTGGAGGCACAGCTCGCAAAACAGCGCGATACGGGCGAGCAGTCCAAGGGGTTCCAGGAGTTTACTGCCAAGGTGGACGAGCTCTACGAGAAAGTGGAGCAGGCGCGCGCCGAGGGCGACTACAAGGAGGCGGCCAAGCTGCAGCGCGAGCTCGATACGCTGCGCGACAACGTCGGCCAACAGCGTGCGCAGTACGTGGCCCGGCAGGCCGCCCTGCGTTCGCAGCAGGAAGTCGCCTACAACGCCCTCGTCGATCAGGTCGAGCTGTTGGCCCCCGAGCTCGACCCGAAGCATGCGAATTACGACGAAGACCTGATGGACGAAGTCGACACCCTGACGCGCAGCCTCGAAGCTCAAGGCATGGACGCGGCCAAAGCGTTGCGCCGCGCGCTGAAGTACACCCTGGGCCGGGACATCTTCGATGAGAAGACTATCCGCCGCGACACCCCGCCGGAGCCGAAAAAAACCAACATCGCAAAGAACGTGGCGGCCGCGAAGAAAATACCGCCCGAGATGAGCGATGCACCGATGGAGAAGTCGACCAAGATCGACTTCAGCAAGCTCACCGATGCGGAATACGAGAAGCTGCCGGCCTCGGTGAAACAGAAGGCACGCGGGGACTTCGTGTAACCCTTGCATTGTTTTGCCAGCTGACATAATTTCGAAGGGCGCGAGCAAAATCGCGCCCTTCGTCGTATCCGCGCGACGTAAAACAAAGCTGACGCATCCGAGCCGCGTAAGCGCCGATTCCGCTGAAGTCCCAGAGCGTCAACGTGGGGCACTCAAGCAATCAGTCTCCTACTGAGGAATCGGCTCATGGCCACGACAAATTTTGGGAACCTTACCTCCCAGCAGCTCCAGGTATGGTCGCGCGACATCTGGTCCAACGCGCGCGATTGGATGTTCATCAACAACTTCGTTGGCGACAGCGAAATGTCGATGATCCAGCGCATTTCCGAACTGACCAAGACCAAGCAGGGCGGCCGCGCCGTCATCACGCTGGTGCCCGACATCGAGGGCGATGGTGTCGTCGGCGACAGCGAGCTGGAAGGCAACGAGGCCGAACTGACCGCGGCGGACCAGGTGATCCAGCTGGACCAGCTGCGCAACGCCAACGTGCAGGCAGGCCGCATGGCCGACCAGCGCACCGTCGTCAAGTTCCGCGAGCAGTCCAAGAACAAGCTGGCCTACTGGCTCGCCGATCGCTCGGATCAGCTGGCATTCCTGACGCTGTCTGGCGTCTCGTACAACTTCGCCAACAACGGCGCCCCGCGCGTCGGTTCGCAGCTGCCGAGCCTTGCGTTCTCCGGCGACGTGACCGCGCCCTCGGCCAACCGCCATTTCCGCTGGTCGAACGCGTCAAAAGCGATCCTGCCGAGCGATACCACGCAGATTGCCGCGACCGACAAGCCGAGTTGGGCGATGCTGGTGCAGGCCAAGGCGGCCGCCGTCAACAACTACATCAAGCCGCTGCGCGGCGATGGCGGTGTCGCGTTCTACAACGTGTTCATGACGCCGACCGGCATCGCAGACCTGAAACAGGACCCCGATTTCCTCGACGCATGGAAGCTGGCGCAGGAACGCGGCAAGGACAACCCGATCTTCAAGGGCACCTCGCAGGGCGGCAAGTCCAGCGGCATCTACATCGATGGCCTGAACATCATGGAGTACCGCCATGTGTTCAACACCACCGGTGCCGCAGACGGCAGTAAGTGGGGTAGCGGCGGCCACATCGACGGTCAACGCGTGCTGATCTGCGGCGCGCAGGCGCTGGGCCTGGGTGACATCGGCCTGCCCGAATGGGAAGAGAAGGAGTTCGACTATCGCAACCGCCCGGGTATCTCCATCGGCAAGATCTTCGGCATGAAGAAGCCCGTCTTCCCGTCGGTGACTACCGGTTCGCTGGAGGACTTCGGCGTCCTCTGCCTCGATACCGCGCTCTGATCCAACCGCTCTGGGGCGCTGGGGTAACCCCGGCGCCCCTCTATTACGAGGCCCCAAGCCATGACCGCTAATGTCGTCACTGACCGTCAGTACCCCATCACGGTGTTCTATTCGTTCGGTAGCCCCAAAGCGCCGAACGTGCCGAGCACCGACGCCACCGTCCCCGTCATCATCAATCTGCCGCCCGGCGCGCAGCTGACCCGCGGCATGATCAACGTCACCAAGGTCGGCACGCTCGCCATGACGGTGATGGATAACAACGCCTCGCCGGAATCGCTGTTCGGCAGCGTGGCCACCACATCGCTGGGCGTCACGCAGCTTGCTATCTCAGCGTTCTATCCGTCGGGTGCGCAACTGACGATCGCGCCAAACGCGGCCTCCGCCAACATCACGCTGGAATATGTGATCGCTGGCCGGTCGAACGAGACGGCGTACTGAGTAACACCGGCGTAGCCGTGGGGCTGGGTGGGGGTAGCCATCCTGCTCCACGGCTGCGACGTTCCACGCCCCTTCTACCCAAAGAGGACTCTCCATGTCTTTGACCATGATGTGCCCGCGTCACTACACCTTGCGAACCACCAGCGGACACGTGCTCAAGTTCGAGCCCAACGTGCCCGTCAGCGTGCCGGATGAATGCGTCGATGCCGCCCTGGCGGTGAACATCCTGCCCGTCGAGCGCGACTCCGGCGACGACGAGCCGGCTTCGACCGAGGGCAAGGCGATCGCACAACTGAATGTCGCCGGCCCGCTGCGCGATGCTGTGGCGTACCGCGTCATCGGCGATTTGCACCGCGAGAACAGCGCGGCGGATTTCGACGGCGGCGGCCGCCCGAAAGCCAGCTCGATCAACGCGCGTTCCGGCCTGCAGCTGACCACGGCCGACGTGCAGAAATACTGGACCCAGTATCGCCAGATCAAGAGCAACGGCGAGGAGATGCCGACGCACAAGGCACTGGAGCAGCTCATCGAGATCCAGGCGCTCCACACTTCGAAGGACATGCGCGAGTATGCCGCGGACCTGGGCGTGCCGGAAAAGGCGCTGACGGGACGTTCGCTGCGCGAGCAGAAGAACATCCTGCTCTCCGCCGCCATCAAGGCGCGCTAAGCGCATGGGCATCCCGTTCACCACTGACGATCTGGTACGCCGGTTTCGCAGCGATGTGGACGACCCCCTGCGCGGCCCCGTAAACGCGCCGGACAACGACGCGCTGTGGAGCATTGCAGATGTACAGGACTACATGGTGTCGGCGGCCTGGCAAGTGGGCCGCCGCACCGAGTCCCTGTTCAGCACGTTCACGCTGCCGGTGGCGGCTGGCAACGCGCTTGTCAACTTGCCGACCGGCATGAGTACGACGCTCGATGTCCGCCGCGCCTACATGCAGACGCTCAAGCGCGATCTGCACGAAACCAACATCGAGACCCCAGCACCTACGCAGTATGACTACGGCCAGATCTACGGCAGCTTTGGCTGGGAGACGCTGACCGGCCCCCCGCAGGAGTTCATCCGCAACTACATGCCGGGTGTACTGCGCCTCGTACCGATCCCCGTACAGAACGACACGCTGGCGATCACCGCGTCGTTCATGCCCGCATTCATGCCAGGCATGCCGCTGCCCTACAGCGACATGGAAGACGTCGAGCTGATGTTGCTGTGGATGAAAAAACTCGCGTACAGCAAGCACGATGCGGACACCTTCGACGAAAAACGCGCGGCGACGTTTGAGGCGGAGTTCTATCGCCGCGCCGCAGAACGCAATGCCGAAGCGCTGCGGATTCGCCGCGCCCCCCAGCCCATCCGTTTTTCGTGGTGACGTATGGCCCAGATACCCGATGGTCGCCTCGCCCCGCTTGACTTCCGCCGGGGGGTCAACAACCGCGACCGCGAGACAGATGTCGCGGCGGGATACGCGCGCGTCGCGGACAACGTCGATATCGGGCGAGACGGCACGGTAGCCTCGCGCGACGGCTACGCGCTGCTGAAAGCGCTCCCGAGCGCGCACTCGGTGTGGGCGCACGACCTGTTCCCATACTTCCTCGTCGC